AAATGGCGAATTATTGGTAGTTGTTCAAAGCAGCAGCACAAAACAATCAACGATTGGATCAATTAGTAATTACATAAATTCCATTTCATTGACTGTAGCAGCAGGGCAAACAGTTAACTTGTCAGACACTGCTTATGCTAGTTTAAGCCTCTTAAAATTGACGTATACGGCAGCAGGTGGTGCTGAAAACATGACTATGAATCTACCCGATGCAACAACAAATGCAAACAGGTTAATTAGGTTTATTTCTGACACAACATTTACCACAAATACAAGGGTTAATTTAACTGCTATTAATTCACAAACAATTGATGGTTCAACAGATGCCTATATAATCAATAAAGAATATGAAGGTGTTCAGTTGTGGAGTGACGGAATAGAATGGTTCATAATTCAAAAGAAAAGTTAAAAATGCAAAATTAATTTCAATAAACGTTATATAAATATGAAAGCGAATGATATGGTGAATCAAATCAAAACACTTCTAAACATCGAAGTGAAACTTGAGGAGATGAAATTAGAAAATGGGACTGTTGTCGAAGCAGAATCATTTGAAAGCGGTAGAGAAATTTTCATTGTTACAGATGATGAAAGGGTTGCTTTGCCAGTTGGTGAATATATGCTTGAGGATTCAAGGCTTTTGGTTGTAGAAGAAGAAGGAATGATTTCCGATGTAAGGGAAGTTAGTGATGAAGTTCCGGAAAAAGAAGAAGAGACTGAAGAAGAGACTGAAGATATGGCTGATGAAGGTAACTATGTTACCAAAGATTCATTTAGAGAAATGGAAGCTAAAATTCAAAATCTTGAAGATGCAATTGCAGATTTAAAATCTGACAAAGTAGAAGCATCTGATGATTCAAGTACTTTAAAGTCTAGAACAGTAAAGGAAGAATTTAGTGCTGAAGAACTTTCATCTGAACCGGCTGCTGAAGCAATCAAACATAACCCGGAAGGGGAGACATTAAAAGAAATGAAATTTGTTTATTCTCCAAATAGAATAGAAAGTTCATTAGATAGAATTTTAAACAAAATAAATAACATAAAATGAGTACAACAAGTAACACATCAAATGACATTGTATACGTACAAGCATCACAAGAAATTGTAACCGGATCAGCAGCTATTCCTGCAGGATCAGCAGGGGTTGATCAAAACGTAGCAACAGATGCCTTAATAACCACTCTTCCAAAGATTGAAGCAGGTGATTTGGGTTTAACATACCTATTTAGAAACACAGGTGCAGATGGAAACAACACAATTACATTGTCTCCAAATGCATCCGATGCAATTCATGGAACTATTGCCAATGCTGCTGCTGATTCAGTAGCCGGTGGTGTAGTAGATAAAGATTTTATAAACACAAAAGCAACTGCAAACAAAGGTGATTATGTGGTTTTAAGGGCAGTAGCCTTAACTGAATGGTACATCATCGGTGGTGTAGGTATTTGGGCATCTGAAGCATAATTAAAAATTTAAAAATATAAAAAAAATGAATTTAAAAAACATACAATTAGGTACAACTACCAACATTACAACTTCGTATCAAGGTGAATTTGCCGGATCTTATATAGCCGCATCACTTCTTTCAGCAAGTACAATCAATGATGGTGGTGTAACCGTTAAGCCAAATATTTCTTTTAAAGAAGTAATCAAAAAATTAGACACAGGTTCATTGGTTCAAGATGCCACTTGTGATTTTAATCCTAATTCTTCAGTTACTTTAACAGAAGTGATTTTGCAACCGGATGAATTTCAAGTAAATCTTCAGCTTTGTAAGCAGGATTTTGTAAGTGATTGGGAAAGTCAATCTATGGGATATGGAATGGCGCAAACACTTCCCCCTAAGTTTTCAGATTTTATGATTGCACATGTTGCTGCTGAAGTTGCGCAAAAGACTGAAACCACAATGTTTCAAGGATTCGCTGCTAATGTTGGTGAATTTAACGGATACGAAACACTTCTAGCAGGTGATGACACAGTTGTAGATGTTGCTGCCGTTGGTGGTGGTGTTGATGCTGCGAACGTAATTGCTCAATTATCTAGGGTAGTGGATGCTATTCCTGCAGCACTTTACGGAAAAGAAGATTTATTTCTTTATGTACCTTCTAGCATTGCAAAGTTTTACGTCCAAGCATTGGGTGGATTTGCAGCAGCAGGTTTAGGTGCAAATGGTGTGAACAACATGGGAACACAATGGTGGAATAATGGAAGTTTGACTGTTAACGGAGTGAAGATTTTTGTTTCTCCGGGACTTGCTAATAACAAGATGATTGCAGCGACAAGAAGCAACTTGTTTTTTGGAACTGGTTTACTAAATGATTTACAAGAATTACGCATAATTGACATGTCAGAAATTGACGGAAGCCAAAATTGCAGATTTGTAATGCGTTATACCGCAGGTGTAGCCGTGGGAATTGGTTCTGATGTTGTTTTTTATTCATAATAAATTTTAACCATAAACAAGGGGTAGGTGGGAATGTCTATCTACCCCTTTTTTATTAAAACAAAAAAAATATGGCTTGTAACGTAACCGCAGGGAGAGTACTTCCTTGCAAAGCAGGATTTGGAGGAATCAAGGCTGCTTACTTTTTTGACTTAGATGACTTAAATGGAACTGATAATGCACCCCCAACATATACGCTTGGGAAGATTACTGCATTAGCATCCGGAGCATCTCCGACAGTGTATGAATATGATGTTAAAAATACATCATCATTAGAAACTGCTATAAATAGTTCTAGGGAAACCGGGACTACATTTTATGAACAAACGCTTAGCTTAACTTTAACTTATCTAGATTCACCAACACAAGAGCAGATCAAGCTGATTGCTTGGGGGCGTCCTAGTGTGGCGGTTGAAGACTATTATGGTAATATGTTCATTGCAGGATTGGAAAATGGAATGGAAATGACAGGGGGAACAATAGGCACAGGCACACAACCCGGTGATCTAAGTGGTTTCACTATGACATTAGTAGGTCAAGAAGTTGATCCTGCTACATTCATTACACCAGCATTGATAACTGGAGCAACACAAGGAACAAAAATTGATCCTACTGCTACGGTATCACCTTAATTAATTATTCTCTTCTAGTAAAAGCATCTCTTTGGGGGGGTGCTTTTTTTTTGTCTTATTTTCACATTTTTTAACTTTCAAATCTTAAATAGATGCAAGAAATACACAATCAAATTCAATTTTTAGAATCACAATTAACCGGTAATATGTTTAATGATATGGAAATAAAAGATAAAATACATAATTTAAAAATGAAAGTAAGTGGTTCTAAACCGTGTTCATCGGAAATTGATTGTGTGGGGTGTGGTTCTTAAAACAAAATCTATCTTTTTTTGCGTTATATAGGTATGATTGTACTAACAACATCAGCAATTGCACAAACATTTAAGGTAATACCAAGGGATTATTCTTTAACCGCATTTACAATGAGTATAAGAGACGATAGCACAAATGTGACTGTGACATATAATATTACTGGTGCAAGTGTGTCGGGTAATTATGTTACTTATCAGAATATATTTTCACCCATTCTAGTTGAAAATCATTTTTATGATATGACGCTTTATGTGGGAACAAACATAATTTTTAAGGATCGTATATTTTGCACTGATCAAACAATTAATCAAGTTAATAATGATTATTACAAATTAAATGAAGGGCAATTTACAACGGATGATTCTTTTAATAATGAATATATTGTAACATGAAAAGAAACAATAAAAACTTACCCAAAGGTGTGACACAACAAGCAAATATTGGTGTGATTAATTTAAGCACATATACTTCACCGGAAGTAATTGAAGTAAAAAATAAAAGTTGGGTTGATTACGGCAGGGATAACAACTATTTTGGTTTCCTTATTGATCGTTTTATGGGATCACCTACAAATAATGCAGCTATTAATGGAATAAGTTCTGCCATTTACGGTAAGGGATTAAACGCAACAAACGCAAATAGAAAACCCGATCAGTATGCGCAAATGGTTTCAATTTTTGGGAAGAATGTTGTAAGAAAATTGTGCTATGATCTTAAATTAATGGGGCAATGTGCAGCGCAAATAATCTATTCTAAGGATAGGAAGAAGATTGTTAAAGTTGAACATTTTCCAATTGAGACTTTAAGGGCAGAAAAGGCAAATGAAAAAGGTGATATACCTGCTTATTACTATTTTAAAGATTGGGCAAACATTAAACCATCAGATGAACCTTTGAGAATACCGGCATTTGGAATGTCAAAAGATAATATTGAAATTTTTTATATAAAGCCATACAAAGCAGGGTTCTACTATTATAGTCCAGTTGACTATGCCGGAGGGATTCAATACTGTGAGGCTGAAGAGCAAGTAAGCAACTTTCATATAAACAACATTCGAAACAGTTTTAGTCCCAATATGCTCATTAATATGAATAATGGGATACCAAACCAAGAAGAACGGCAATTACTAGAAAGCAAAATAGCATCTAAGTTTTCGGGAACAAGTAATGCAGGTAAATTTATCCTAAGTTTTAACGCAGATAAAGAATCTGCTGCTGATGTGACACCGATTCAATTAAGTGATGCACATAACACTTATCAATTCCTTTCTACTGAAGCTACACAAAAAATAATGGTTTCACATCGCATTGTGTCACCTATGCTTTTGGGTATTAAAGATAATAGCGGATTAGGAAATAATGCTGAAGAAATAAAGACTGCAAGTCTTTTAATGGACAACACTGTAATCCGTCCATTTCAAGAACTTATGATTGATGCATTTGATGAAATACTAGCGTATAATAATATTGCTTTAAATCTTTATTTTGTCACCTTGCAACCGTTAGAATTTACAGAAGTTGACACAACAATACAAAGCCAAGAAGACGTTGAGGAAGAAACAGGTGTACAAATGTCATTAAAAGCCTATCCTTGGGATAAGTGCATAAAAGAACAAACCGCAAAATACGGTGCAACGGCAGCCCCTAAGATTTGTGGGTACATTAAGGAAAACATGGGAATCAGTTTAAAAGAAATTGATGGAACTGTGGCTTTTGAAACCATAGAAGAAGCTGAAAAAATGGCTGAAATTATGGGGTGTGAGGGACACCATACACACATGGAGGATGACAAAGAATGGTTTATGCCTTGTGAATCACATGATGAAGCTATTGATCTTAAAAAGCCCTGTTATGATGGGTATGAAATGATAGGAATGAAAACCAAAAACGGTAAAAAAGTTCCTAATTGTGTACCCATAAAAGCAAGTGAAGAGACACCCGAATTAACAGATGAAATGGGTGATGAAATACTTGCTGAATTAGAAGGTGAAGTTATCACAGATGAGTGGGAACTAGTAGATGAAAGGGATGAAGGAGCAACTGAACCAATAGAAGAATGGGCATCAAAATTAATTAAACCCAAAAGATCATTATTTAGAAAATTAGCTGATGAAATAAAAAAACCCACTTCTAATTATGTGAGTGGTGTTAATAAAGAAAACATTTTTAGTGTTCTAGATAAAGGATTATACAAAGTAAGATATAAGTATATTAAAAAATCTAGAAAGCCAAACGAAGAAGGAAACAAATCAAGACAGTTTTGTCAAAATATGATGGCTATTGCAAAAAGCGGTGTTATATACAGAATTGAAGAAATTGACAAAGCTAGTGCCGAAGGTGTAAACAAACAACTAGGACACAAAGGGAAGGCTTACAGCCTATTTAAATTCAAAGGTGGCATCTATTGTCGACACGCTTGGAAAGAGCAGTTATATAGGCTTAAAAAAGGTACAGAAAAAAGCGATAAACTAAAGGATTACAACAAAGTAAAAAGCGTTCCAAAAAGCTATAAGCCAAAACCCAAAGGATGGAAAGACGCAGCAATAGCACCGGTAAATATGCCAAATGAAGGAGCATATCCAACTAAAAAGAAATAGAAAATGGCAACAGTATTATTCATAAATCGCACCGACTTAGTCAGAAATTCTATCTTAGATGGCAATGTTGACACAGACAAATTCATACAATTTATAAAAATCAGCCAACAGATAAACATTCAAAATTATTTAGGCTCAAAATTGTACGATAAATTTACAACCATAATAGGAAATGGAGACATAGACACTGCCCCCTTTGCTGATTATAAACTTCTTTTACAAGATTTTATTCAACCCACATTAATTTGGTTTGCCCAGGTGGATTATCTTCCATTTGCTGCTTATCAAGTAAAGAACGGTGGGGTGTTTAAACATACTTCAGAAAACGCTGAGACGGTAAGTAAAACAGAAGTGGACTATTTAGTGGAAAAAGCAAGAACACACGCTGAGTGGTATGCTAGAAGGTTTATAGATCATATGTGTTTTAATCAATCAAAATTCCCAGAATACACCACAAACACAAATGATGATATTTACCCCAGTTATGACGCAACTTTTAACGGATGGGTTCTGTGAATTACAAACCGAAGGAAGAAAACATTAAAAAATTAAAAAAGTTTTTATTAAAACTAAAAAAGAATGGCTAGTTTATTTAATCAACAAATATCAGCAACATATCAAGGGTTATTAAAAACCACAAGCAATGGAATTATTACATCATCACTTGCACAAATTACAGATGGAAGTGGAAATGGATCACAGTTGTATCTTTCAACTACTGGTATTAATTTTTATAATGCGTATAGTTTTCCAAATGCAGATGGTTCAGCGAATCAAGTTTTAAAAACCAATGGATCGGGTGTTATAGCTTGGGCAGATGATAGCCTTTCAAACACATTAAACTTTATAGGAACAAGTGGAACAGGTTCGGTTCTTTTAAGTACTCAAAACTTTTCAGTTTTAGGAACTGCAAACGAAATAGTAACAACCGCATCAAGTCAAGCAATTACTTTATCTTTCCCAACTGCAGGGGTTACTTTACCCAATGGATCAGTAGCGACTACACAGGCTGCTAGTGATAATTCTACAAAAATTGCCACAACCGCCTATGCAGATGCTCAAGCAGGTACAGGAAATAATATATATAGGGTTGTTAAAAATGTTTCGGGTGCAACTATTAATATTGGTCAGGCAGTCTATTATGTTGATAGCACTGCATCCCCAAAAACAGTATCATTAGCAAAATCAAACAGTGTGTCCACAATGCCTGCAATTGGTATTGCAGATGAACAAATGTTAAACAATGCACAGGGAAATGTTTTAGTTTTAGGTGTTTATACTAAAAGTTTTGGAGATATTAATGCTGAAATTTTTATAAGTGATTCAGTAGCAGGTGAGTATAAAGTTGCATCACAAATAGGCAATGCGTTAGTAAAGCAAAAAATAGCGGATGTAGTTTCACCTACTAAATGGAAAGTTGTAGCTGATCCAACCACTGTCACAAAAACAAGTGAAACCCCTAATGCCAATAGTGCAGCTTTTTTTAGCAATGGAAATACTTTAAAAGGAATAAATGCTATTACTTTTAACCCAAATGGAACAATAAATATTGATCCGACCGGTGAAACTATAATTAATGGAACTTTTAAAAAGAAAACATCAGGGGTTTTAAATTACACATTTCCTAATGTTGCGCCAACGGCTAACCAAGTTTTAACAGGGGGTGCAACTACTGCAACTACACTAGTTTGGGTTTCGCCTACAATTGGGACAGTAACAGGTACAGGTACAACAGGGACTCTTTCAAAATGGGCATCAGCATCAAGTTTAACAGATAGTTTAATTGTTGAAGCAAGTTCAAATGTTACTATCAATTCAGCATTAATTGTAAATTCAGACAAGACTATACTTTTAAATCAACCAAATACAGAAAATCCTGCAGATTTAACTAATTATATTATTGGGGGCGGTTCTGCAATGACAACAGGAAGCAGCAATATAGGTTTTGGGTTTGGTGTTCTTAATTTAAATGAAACAGGAATTGCAAATACTGCTATTGGAAAAGATTCTTTAAAAAATAATGTAGATGGAGACAGTAATACTGCCGTTGGGAATTTTTCTTTAAATTTAAACACATCAAGTCATAACACTGCTTGTGGCACGGGTACTTTAACATTAAATACACTAGGTAGGTATAACACTGCAATAGGTGCTGATGCAGGAAGTGCAATTACTACAGGTTCTAAAAATGTAATTATTGGAAGTTTTAACGGTCGGAGACAAGCAAGTAATATTCCCACACCGCCCATAATTGAATATGATATAAGAACATCTTCTAATAATATTATTCTTTCAGATGGTGATGGGAATGTAAGGCAAGTTATTAATAGTAATGGTAACGTAGGAATTGGAACTACTTCGCCATTAACGATTAATGGAAATGCATCAGCAGGTAGCGGATTGCACGTTAATGCTAGTAGTGGGTTTGGTGTATCGGTTCTAGATGGAGCAGACGGTTGTCAAATGTTTTTCAATGATAGGGGAGCAGCATCAAATTCAAGATTATGGCGTTTGTTGTGTAACGATGGTTCGTTCAGTATAAATTCAATGAATGATGACATTAGTGTCAAATCCTCTGCCTTAACCATCGCATCGGATGGTTTAGCAACTTTTAGTACTATTGGCTCATTTGGTAGCGGATCGGGCAGTAAGTTAAATGTTGGCTCTGATTCGGGCGGTGCATTTCTTGAGGCTACAAATAGTAAAACTTTTAGGATATTAACAGGGGGTAATGATACATTAAGCATTGCATCAAGTGGTTATATGATACAAGATACTTCTGCAAGTACATCTACGTATTTTCAGATAAGGGATCGGGGAACTACTCGGGGTTTTTTTGGAACTGCTGATTCGATCATTACAACGGGTAGCACAACTAATTCTGAATTTATTGTCCGATCAGAAGCAGATTTTGCCATTGCTACGGGAGGAGGAACTAGAAGGCTTGCAATTTCATCGATTGGTGATGTGGGGATTGGTCATAGTGGTTACAATGGCTATAGATTAATGACTAGGGGTGTTGACACTACTAGTTCTAATTTTGCTTTTTTTGCGGAAAATTCAATCACTCAAGGGTTGTTATCAGCAAGAAATGATGGATATATTAGATTCAATAACATTGGAAGTACAAGTCCTTATCAATATGCAGTTTCGGGAAGAGATGCAATTCTTAATAGTAGTGGTGAGATAGGTACATCTGCATCAATAAGAAAAGCAAAAATTAACATTGAGAATGAAACCAATGTTAGTTGGTTGTATGACTTAAACCCCGTAAAATTTAATTATAGAAAAAAAGATGAAAAATTAAATTATTTAAACGAAGCAGAGGAAGAGCAAAGGCACGGACTAATTGCCGAAGAAGTTGAAGAAGTAAATACTGATTTTTGTTGGTATAACGTGAATGAGGAAGGCGATAAAGATTTAGCGGGAGTTGATTACAAAATGTTAATTACTCCAATGCTTAAAGCAATCCAAGAACAACAAACCATTATAGAAGATTTAAAAGCACGAATTGAAAAATTAGAATTATGAAAGAAATAGAACCAATAGATGTATGGCTGAACGGAACAACCAAAACTGCCGTTAAATTACAAGCACACGGTACAAATGTCAACTTAGGAAATAGTGCTTCTTTTTATTGGCAGTTGATGACAGTAAAAGGTTATCAAGTTGCAAACGGTAGCCTTGGAATTAGTGGTGAAAAATACGCTGCGTGGGGTGCTAATGATAATTACATTTACACTATTATAGCCGAAGATTTAAACCTAGTAATTGTAGGTGATTGGGTAGATAGTGAAGATTAATTATCTTTGAAGAAAAAAAATATGAAAATTACAGATCAAGAATTAAAAACACTACAAGATCAAGAGAAAAAGAAGAATTCAATTGCTCATGATTTAGGAGTATTAGAATCAAAAAAACACGATCTTTTAAAATTACTAGATGATGTTAGAGAACATCAAGATATTACTTTTGAAGATATACAAGAAAATTATGGAAAAATTAGCATCAATCCCGAAACGGGAGAGTACGACAAAATTAAGGAAGAAGAAACTAAGTAAAAATATTAGTTATTCTGAAGGAATACATTCTGAAACTGCTAAAAAATCAGGAATCAGCAATGAACCAACAGATGAGCATTATCAAAATATGCTAGTTACTGCGGACAGGTTATTTCAGCCACTTAGGGACTGGTGTGGGCATCCAATTAGGGTAAATAGTATGTACAGATCAGCAGAATTAAACAAGGCTATAGGAGGCTCTAAAACAAGCCAACATAGATTTGGACAGGCTTTAGATTTAGACACTTTAGGAAGTAAATCAAACGCTGATTTATTTAATTGGGCATCTGAAAATCTTGATTTTGATCAGTTGATTTGGGAATTTGGAACAAATGAAGAACCGAATTGGATTCATATTTCTTTTTTAAGTGAAAAAGAGAATAGAAACCAAAAACTAAAGGCAACAAATCACCGGGGAAAAACAAGATATTCATTAATCTAATGCCAATACCTAAACCAAATAAAAACGAAAAGCAGAAGGATTTTATGATTAGATGTATTCCCCAGTTAATGGGGGAGTACAAGAAAGATCAAGCCATTGCCATTTGTTATCAAAAATACAAAGACAAAAAATGACACAATTAAATGTAGATGTGGATGGGGATAAAAAACCCGATTTTCAAATTGATTTTAAAACCTTAATATTAGCAGGTGGTATTATTTTCTCGGGTGCATCATCTTATTTTATGTTGCAAAGTGAAATAGAAGTTGCGAAGACTTTGCCAAAGCCTATTATTTCACAAGATGATACAAGGGTAGTAAATCAAAAATTAGATTTTTTAATCAGAGAATTTGAAAAATTTGAATTACAAACAGACAAAAGAATTGAAGATTTAGAACAAAGAGTATTTAAAAAATAGAAATTATGTTAAAGACATTTTTAAATTTAATTGAAACATTTGTGCCTGTTGGGGGTGAACTTCTTGAAAATATTCGTGCAAAGGAAGGGGGCATTAATCGTTTTTTTGCTCCAAGATTTATCAAGCAAATGATTAGATTATTGGTGGCAGCAGCAGCCGTTTATGCATTTGTCACAGGTAAAATTTCTCTTGAGGAAGTGGAAGAAGTTGTAAAGTAAAATTTTTTCATTATTATTGCATTGCTATAAAGGCTACACTTGCACACTAAACACCAGTGCTTGGATCGAGCAAAATATTTCTCCCATTGGGGGGTAAGGGGGGCATTAACTAGATAAGAACCCCCTTAAAGGGGTTCGTTTAATATGAAGAAACTAACAAGGAGTAAACTAATCAAAAAACTAGACAGTGTATTTAGCCAATACATTAGAAGAAAAGATGCCATTAATGACATAGCAAAATGCATTACTTGTGGTGTTGAAAGACATTGGAAAGAACTACAATGTGGACACTTTCAAAGTCGAAGACACTATTCAACCCGGTGGGAAGTACTCAATGTAGCGGTGCAATGTATTTCATGTAACCTATTCCAACATGGGCAGCAATACCTTTTTAGCAAATACCTAGATAAAACCTATGGTGAAGGCACATCAAATGAATTGTTTTTAAAATCACAAATACTAGGAAAATTTACCACAAAGGAAATTGAAGAAATGATTGATAAATATAAAAATTTGTTAGATCAGTTAGATTGATTATATTTGAAGTGTAAATAAATAAACTGTGGTGGTATATTTTTTTTAGATAGACTCCTATCTAAATATCTGTTTAAAGGGGAAAATTAATTTTTTCCTCTTTTTTTGTTTAATAATAGTATTATTAAATTTTTATTTCATATCTTTGATTTATAATTAACAAACAAACAAAAACAAAATGGAAAATTTAAAAGTCGGACAAAGAATAAGGTTTCAAATTGAAGGAACAAATGATGTATATACTAGAAAAATACATAGCATTTATATACCAAAATTTAATAAATCAATTATTAAATACAATACAAAAGGAATAGGTGGGGGTTATGCATCTGAAGGATTTTCAGTTGAACCACATGAAATAATTAAAGCATACTAATTCAATGGGGGGTAAAACCCCTTTTTTTTATGGAACAAAAAACACCAACACCATTAAATGTCCTTTATGAAAAATCAACCGATCCAAGCAGGGATAGATTTTCATTTGCATTTTCAACAGATATAAAGGATTGGATTAAATCAAGGCAAAGACGATACGATCAAAAAGCGTACAAGATTAAGAAAAAGGAATAAATATATTTTTAAAATAAAATGTTTATATTTGTTAAAAAAACTATGAAACAAATAGTAAACATAGAAGATTTAAAGTATCAGCACAAGGTGCAGATTCAAGAATTTCAACTAGTTATTTACAAGTTGGAAAATAAGATTGAAATGCTACAAGCACTACTTCAATCTAGGGAAAATCCCGAACAGGTTAAATTTTAAAACAGAAAAATGGATATATCACTAAACCGCAAGTTATCAGAAATTCAAACAGAATTAAAAGTTCACAAATCACAATTCAATAAGTATGGCAAATACTATTATAGGAGTGCAGAAGATTTTACAGAGGCTTTAAAACCTTTTTTATTACCACACGATGTTACTGTTACTCTTAAAGAAAAGTATTTAGGTGATCATGTAATAAAATCAACTGCTATCATAAGTGATGGAGTGCAAAAGATTAAGGCTACTGCAATAGTGGAAGTAGATATGGATCAGAAAGTAAATATGTCAATTCCTCAAAGATATGGAACTGCAAGTAGTTATGGTAAAAAATACGCATTAGGTAATCTTTTCTTAGTTGATGACACACAAGATGATGATGCAACAAACAAACAAAAAAAACCATTGATTAAAGGCACACTTTTATATAAGCAAGTAGTAGATGCTTTAAAAGATGGATCAAGAACTTTAGATAAGATTAAAGAAACATTAATAATATCTGAAGAATTAGAAGTAGAATTAAAACAAATATAAATTATGGGATCACTAGGCAGTTTAAATATAAGGGTAGACAAATTACCCAAAGAAAAATTTGTAAAAGGTAAAGATGGGGCGGTGTATTGTGACATAACGTTTTCAATAAATGATGACACAAGATACGGAAATAATGTATCAGCAATGATTCCCCAAACTAAGGAAGAACGAGAAGCCAAAAAGGCAAAACAATACATAGGCAATGGCAAAATCTTTTGGACAGATGGAAGTATTAAAATTGCTGATAAGGATGAACTTGCTAAAAATTTAAATAGTTCTCCTTATGACGATAAGACAGAAGATAGCGGATTACCGTTTTAAGTTTAGGGGGATTAAGTTCCCCCTTTTTTTTACATAAATTACACCACACATGACAGATATTGAACTACAATTGGCTGAAACCTTTTGTAAAATCGACAACACCAAAGAAATAGAATACCCACCAATTGCTTTATCTATAGGCACTAAAGTTATTAGCACTAAAAAGGGGAATGAAGTGGTTGATATTCCTATTGGAACTTATGGGAACTTCTCATTTATACAAGCACCCCCAAAAAGCCGAAAAAGTTACTTTGTAAGTTTGCTAGTTTCAGCTTATTTAAGACATAATAACTTTGTAGGTAACATAAAAAGCCATAGAAAAAATGAGCAATTACTTCATTTTGATACAGAACAAGGACACTGGCACAGTGCAAGGACCTTTAAAAGGGTAATTGATATGTGTGGCACATCAGATGGGTATCACACTTTTGCTTTGCGTACGCTTAACTATTCTCAGCGAATGGAATTTATTGAATATTGCTTTATGAAACACAAAAAAATAGGAATTTGTGTAATAGATGGAATAGCCGATTTAGTAAGTGATGCAAATAATATAGAACAAAGTAATGATTGTGTTCAAAAGTTGATGAAGTGGAGTACTGACTTTAAATGTCACATCATTACGGTGATTCATAGCAATTTTGGAACAGACAAACCTACCGGGCATTTAGGATCTTTTTTGGAAAAGAAAGCAGAAACCCAAATATCACTTGAAAAAAACACAGTACATTCAGATCAAACAATTGTAACCTGTAAAAGAAGCCGGGGTTTCCCTTTTGAAAACTTGTCATTTAAAATTAATACCTTTGGTTACCCCGAAATAATAGAAAATCTTTATGATCCCCTCGAAGGCACTTGAAAAAATATTTAAAAAGAACACTCAATGGATTGATATTGTCAAATCTTTTGGTTGTAATCGTGACACATCACAAGACATTGTTCAAGAAATGTATTTTAAGGTTCAGAAACGATTAGAGAAAGGTACAGACATTCAATATAATGAAGATGATATAAACTACTACTACATTTTTAAAGTTCTTAGATCGCTTTTTTTAGACTTAAAAAGAAAAGAATCAAAAGTTAAAATAGTTGAACTAGGAGAAGTTGAAAATTGTGAATTAGATATTAATTATGAAGATGCGTATGAAGCAGTGACTGAAGAAATAAACACCTTGTTTTGGTATGATCGAAAAGTATATGAAATAATAGATAATGGTAAATCTATTTCTGAACTTTCGAGACAAACAAATATTTCTTACTACTCACTATATAACACGTACAAAAAAGTTAAAAACAAGTTAAAGCATTTGTTATGAATTACAAATACCCTAAATCTTTTTGGAAAATAGCGGAGCAGTTAGGACATGCAAGAACTGTGATGGATGAAAAAATAATTTTAAACAATCCAAAATATGAAAGGGGATCAAGGAGGGAACATATAGATAAAATAGGGGTGTTGGGTGAATTAATTGCAATGGATTATTTAACGAATAAAAACATTGAATTTACAATGGCAAACCTTTTAGAATTATATCCTGTTAAAAATGCTGACTTTGTTTTTAAGAATAAAAAAATAGATGTTAAATCTACTTTGCACTTTGAGAAAGCACACATTTTAATTAATGATGAAGCGCATGAAAAAGGATTAGGTATAATTGAAATTTATTGGATTATCTATATTCTTGATGAAACGAATTGCGAATTTTATTTTGTTGACTATGATGATGTAAGCAAATGGGATTGCAGATTATTTAAGTATACAAATGCTTTTTACACAAAACGAGAAAATTTAAAGAAATGAAATTAGGGGATTTAATTTATTACATAACCAAATACACAGGGATAAAAGCCTTGGTAGATTGGTACAGTAAATACACCGGAAAAGATTGCGGATGTGATGAAAGACGAGAAAAATTAAATAAGGTAAACGGAATTAAAAGATGGTAAAATTTAAAAAAGAAGATTTAATTGTTTGGGATGGCTTTAGGTCGGTTAATAAATCTGTGATTAGCCACGATGAATACATTATGATTTGTAAATTTCATGCACACTATTTTGAACACAAACTTGAAGAACCCTGTAAGTGCGCACCCAAAAGAATAAACCAGTTAATAGCTGATTTAAATAAAATGTGGGAGCAGTCAAAAAAGAAACCTAGAAAGAAAAAGAAAGAAGAATAGTTTATTAAACTTTTTGTGCATATCTTCGTTACTTATTAAACAAAACAGATATGGAAATTATAAACGATTTATTAACCGCATACAGTAAAGGATTTATTACTGATGATGAATGTGTAGAAATGTGTGATTTATACCAAAACACTATTACCACGATAAAACAAAAACCAAATTACGATTGGGATGATGATCAAGTATCTAATGATTGGATGAATGATCTTCACGAAACACAATATGATTATTAAATAAATAAGGGAGTAAAATCCCTTTTAAATAAAACAGATATGGATAATTTTATAGAACACATTTTTGGAGACGTTATGAAAGATGTTGATAAATTAGTAACTGATGCAAAAAAAATTGTAGACAAAAAAAACATGAAAGATTCAAGCCTAATAAGACAAAAGAAAAAAATACACGGAGCATTGTATGTAATTGAATGCCCAACCTGTGGAAATTATGCAGCATCTTCAGAAGATTATAAGTCATTACCGGACTGGACTGTGTGCCGAGAATGTTACCCAACTAAACTACTAAGTGATGTCATACGAATGGACTACCGCAAACGATTTTCAAAATTTGGAAGTAAATCAAGCTTATAATAAATACCTTAAAGCAAAAAAAGCCACAAATAACCACACAGAATACAACCAATGGTTTGAATATTGGCTAGATTATTTACACTTAAGAAATAGATATGGAATATACAAATGAATTTTTAAATTATGAAGAGGGAATAAGCAACTGCTGCAGCGCAAAAGTTATAGAGCATTCAGAAAGATGTGATGCTTGTCAAGAAAACTGTGAAGTAGTAGCAGAATGATTTTGCTTGTAGATGCCGATAGTTTGGTTTTTGCAAGTTGCTATCGACCAAGGGAAGATGTTGACACATTCTATACAAATCTAGATGATGTTATTCACAAATTTGATGAATCATTTATGAAGATAGTAAATGATCTATCTGATAGGTACGAAGTAAAAGAAGTGTTAACCTTTAATAATAGCAAAGGCAACTTTAGAAAGCTAATTACACCCACTTACAAAGCAAATAGGATAGGACAAAAGAAACCCCCAATGCTTAAAGAAATGCATGACTATGTTAAAGAAACGTATGATGGCATTTATGGGTATGGGATTGAAACGGATGATATAGTTGCTACCTATTGGAAAGAATTAAGCACTAAGTTTGGCAGGGAAAATGTAATGATTGTTAGTATAGATAAAGATTATCTTCAATTCCCGGCATTGATTTACAGATACAACCGCAAAGAAATTTTAAACCTTTCTGAATTTGATTCATTGCTTAACTTTTATACTCAAATGATAATTGGGGATACTTCGGATAATGTGAACTACTTTAAGGGCAAAGGCATCAAATTTGCACAGAAATATTACAAGGACTGTGACACAAAATATCAATTCACTAAAATGTTATACCTTCTTTTTAAAGAAAGATACAAGAGTAAAGCAAGAGAAAAATACATAGAGTGCTACAACCTTTTAAAACTTAGAACAGAATGAACTTAAAAGCAGAATTAAAGGAAAAGATAAAAACAAGAGATGAGCGAAGAAAAGCAATCCTTGATCCAAACATTGACCAATTGACAATAGTTGGAATGACAAGAGGATTAAAACGATTGGAAAAGGAAATAAATGTTTTAATTAAACAAATAGAAAATGAATAAAGCTAAAAAAATAGTAGGCGCTTTGTTAATACTTATAGCAAGTGCATTAATTTTAATAATTGGTAATTTTATAGACTTACACAAACCAAAACAATTTTGATTTCAATAGTAGACGTATCAACATTAATTATTCTATTATATATTGTTGCGGTTATAAGTGATATTAAAAATAAACTAAAAAAATAATTAAACTTTAATATAATTTTATGCCGGAATTAATTTGGGGGTGTTCCCTCTGCGGATCGTATAATAATATTAAAAATGATATTTGCGGAAAGTGTAAGAAAAAAAAAGAAATAACAGATATAAAAATATGACAGAAAAAGAAAAAAATGCAAGTAATAAGGCACAACAATTAATTAGCCGACACATTAGCGAATGCGGCATAGATGAATATGCCTCTAAGAAGGCTAGTTTAATCCTGATAGACGAATTATTTAAGTGGGGTTTACCTTATACCTATCAAATAGAATTTTGGACTGAAGTAAAAAGATATTTAAAATGACGGCACAAGAAATAAGTGACAGAATAGTAAAGAAAACAGGGGTGAATGTTTTTGAAGATAGTAGGAAAAAAGAAGTGATTCATTACAGATCATTACTAATCTACCTACTAAGGGAAAAAATGAATCTTAGATGGATGAACATTGCACTGTTTTTTAAAGCAAATGATAAGAGTATAACACACGCAACAGTTATCCACTCACATCATTACTATGATATTTACAAGGATGAAAATCCCAAACTAGAGGAATTAGAAAAACAGTTTAACTTTACACCGGTAGACCTTGACACACTAGATAAAATTCACATGCTAGAAAATAAAGTGAAAAACCTTAGAAAAAGAATCAAACAATATGAAAAAGTTAATTAGTTCAGTAAAAAAATCATTAAGGAATTTGTTCACAGAAGATGATCCCACAAAAATATGGGTTCAGATACCAAGAACTTTTAAAACAAAGAAAGATCAAAATTATATGATAAGAAGAACAAAGGATTTTATCGTAGAAAACACACAAGTTGGATGATTACCAATGAGGACAATATGAATTTAATGTCTAGGTATGAAGATAATCATTTTGACTTGGCTATTGTTGACCCACCTTATGGGATTGGAGAAAGCAAAAAAAAGAGAGATAATATAAAGAGCAGTAAATGGAAGAACCCAACAAAAAAAATACACAACCCTAAAGATTGGGACTTACAAAAACCAACACAAAAATACTTTAACGAACTTTTTAGAGTAAGTAAAAATCAAATTATTTGGGGTGCTAATTATATGACCGAACACTTACCATCAAGTATGGGTTGGGTTTTTTGGGATAAAAAAAACGGTAATAGTAATTTTAGTGACGGAGAACTTGCCTTCACAAGTTTTAATAAAGGTTTAAGAAAGTTTGAGTGGTTGTGGAGTGGATTTAAAAAACAAAGACCAGAAAAAAGAATACACTTAACACAAAAACCAGTGAAACTTTACGAATGGTTATTAATGAATTACGCAAAAGAAGGTGATAAAATATTAGATACTCATTTAGGAAGTGGATCAATTGCTATTGCTTGTCATAATTTAAAGTATGATTTAACTGCTTGTGAACTTGACACAGAATATTATGAAAAAGCGATGGAAAGAATTAATAATCATAAGCGACAAATAAGAATGTTTTAATGACGTTATATAAATTGAATAAACAAAAATAAATCATGGATGGAAGAAAACAAAATGGAGGGGTAAGGGAAGGGGCAGGACGCCCTAAAAAAGCTGATGAAGAAAAACTAATTGAAAAGCTAGATGCTTTAATAGACAGTGACAAGGTGGTAATGAAACTGGGTGAAATGTGTATGAAGGGTGACACAAGAGCATTGACATTATACTTCAATTACAGATATGGAAAGCCAAAAGAGAAGATTGATATTTCAGCAAGTGAAGGTTTAAATGTGAATTTTAAGGACTTGATTCAATTTAGTGATTAAGGTTAACCCGAAGTATTCACCAATATCAAAGGCTGATTCTAGGTATTTCATTGTAACAGGTGGAAGGGGTAGTGGTAAATCCTTTTCCATTAATTTAATGTTGTGCCTTTTAACCTATGAGAAAGGGCATGTGATCTTGTTTAGTAGATACACCTTAACATCTGCTTATGTTTCTATTATTCCGGAATTTATAGAAAAGCTAGAACTGCTAAATATCTTTGATCACTTCCAAATCACAAAGGATGAAATTCAAAACAAAATATCCGGCAGCAAGATTATCTTCAAAGGAATTAAAACATCATCGGGTGATCAAACTGCAAATCTAAAATCATTGCAGGGGGTTACAACCTTTGTATTGGATGAGGCTGAAGAACTAACAAGTGAAGACACATTTGACAAAATAGATTTATCTGTTAGATCACAAAGCCAAACCAACCGGATTATCTTAATCTTAAACCCAACCACAAAAGAGCATTGGATTTATCAAAGATTCTTTCAAGATAAAGGGATGCAAGAAAGTTTGAACACTAGTAAAGATGATGTGACATACATTCACACAACATACTTAGACAACATTCAAAACCTTTCAAAAAGTTACCTGTCCCAAATACAAAACATTAGGGTAAGGCGTCCAAATAAATACAAGCATCAAATTCTTGGGGGTTGGTTGGATAAAGCAGAGGGTGTGATTTTTGATAACTGGAAAATAGGTGAATTTAAAAAAGTAGGTGTTTCTGTCTTTGGACAAGATTATGGTTTTGCCTCAGATGAATCTACGCTAATTGAAACCAACATTGACACAACAAATAAAATCATCTATCTAAGGGAATGTTTTTACATCAAACATCTAACCACATCACAGATTGGAGAACTTAACTTAAAACACGCAGGAAATGCCTTGATAATAGGGGATAGTGCAGAACCTAGATTAATAAATGAACTAAAATCTAAGGGGAGTAATATTCTATCAGCAATTAAAGGACAGGGTTCTATTACTTATGGTATATCCTTGATTCAAGATTATGATTTAATTGTATCTGAAGATTCAGTTAATCTAATAAAAGAACTAAACAATTATTGTTGGTTAGAAAAAAAGTCAAAAACACCCCAAGATAAATTCAATCACCTATTAGATGGACTTAGGTATGCGGTTACCTATCAGCTACAAAACCCAAATAGGGGAACATATATGATTAGTTAGTGAACTTTTTGTTTTATAAGTTATTTATATTACCTTACATATATGATTAACAAACAAACAAACAAAATGGAAACAATGAAACCTTTATTTACAGATATAGAACTGAAAGAAATTATTCATGATATAGATATTGCCTATATAGATATGATGGGTTCAGAAGTACACCGGCAGGAAGTGAATTGGTTTGTGCATGATCTTGAAATATTTGCTAGTGTTCTTTGTATTCGTGAAACACTAAGCGAACCTTACGAAACATACGACCATCAAGAACCGGGTACATACAGGTATTTATTTGAAATTGATGATTGCTGCGCTTACTTTAACGATGAAGAATGCATTACAAATCATCAACTTGAAAAAATAATAGTCCCAGTTTTAGAAGTTAAGATACACCCACATGGATAAAATACAAAATACACACGATGCTGAATATTGGAATAATGCACACCTTTGTTCTAGTATTCTTAGGGGATGGCATAGGATCAAACCCAACAACGAAGAAATAACATCAGTAATGACTGCTCTTCAAGAGATGACTTTTTATGTGGCACGTTTAAAGCACGATGCACAAGCAAAGGATAAGATAGTTGAAGAGTACAAATTAGAAAGGAACAAGTGGTGCATGAGGGCGCAACAGGCAGAGCGTAGATTTGATAACGCAGAGAAGTTAATAGATATTTAAAATATTTGTTTAGTTGGTTAGTTAGGGGTAGTCAGAAATGGCTACCCTTTTTTTGTGTTTAAAAATCCCTTCTATTTTGCGTTATATATTTATGAAAGCAAGTGTAACTGTACCAAACTTATCAGAAATTACCCTAGAACAGTATCAAAGATTCTTGAAAGTTCAAGAAATTAACAAAGATGATGAGTATGTTTTACAGTTAAAAATGATTGAAATATTCTGTAATGTGGATTACAAGGATGCAAGGAATATCAAGTTTTCAGATGTTGAAAAAATCATTGAAGTTCTTACAAAAACCTTTGAAGAAAAGCCAAAACTTGTAACTACTTTTAAAATGGATGGGTTTGAATATGGATTTATCCCAAATCTAGAAGAAATTTCGTTTGGGGAATATGTTGATTTAGATTCTTTTCTTCCCTCAGAACAAGATTTACATAGGGCAATGAATGTTTTGTACAGACCCATTGTAAATAAGAAATCAGGAAAGTATTCTATTGCGGAATATGACATTGATACAAAGGATATAATGAAGCAAATAAAACTAGATGCAGTTCTTAGTTCTATTTTTTTTTTTCAAAGTTTAGGCTTGGAATTATTGAAGGTTACGAGCAATTATTTGCAGGAGGAACTGGAGAAACAACCACAATTGCAGCAGGATTTGGAAAAAAATGGGGGTGGTATTCAAGCATCTTTGCACTCGCTCAAGGAAATATTGAACGATTTGAAAGTATCACTTCCCTTGAATTAACTAAGTGTTTAACAATGTTGACATTTATGAAAGAAAAGAACGAAGCAGAAGCACAACAAATAAAAAATAAACAAAGAAGATGAGCCAAGGAATAAGGGGATTTTATCAAGTAACCAAGACACTAGAAGATCAACTGCTTTTAGATGTGAATTGTAAAACCGTTACCACCGGTGATATATCAAAAATTAATCTTGAAAAGCAGGATATATTCCCCTTGTCACATATATTAATTAACAGTGTGACACAAAGCGATAATAACGGAAGTGCCACATATAACTTCAATGTGTCAATACTTTCAATGGATATTGTTGATCAAAGCAAAGAACCAACCACAGATTTATTCAGAGGCAATGACAACACACAAGATATTCTAAACACACAAATGTCTGTAAGCAACAAGCTAATTCAACTAATGCGAGGAGGGACTTTATTCCAAGATATGTATCAAGTGCAAGGTGATGCTACATTTGAATTTTTTACAGAACGCTTTGAAAATGAATTAGCAGGTGTTACGGCTACTTTTAATATTATTATCTATAATGACATTTTTATTTGCTGATGGATTACGCAGAACTTAATAGGGCTTTAAATGCATTTGGCAAATATGTTATCCAACAATCAAGATCAAACTTGACAAAACAAGGTAAAAATTCAACAAGTGATTTATACAATTCTTTGAAATACGAATTAACAGAAGAAAGCGCAAATTTTTTACTTGAATTTTTACAAGAAGATTATGGTGATTTTGTAGATCAAGGTGTAAGGGGTGCAGGTAGCAGTTCAAATAATAGAACATCACCCTTTAAGTTTGGAAGTGGGACTGGCAAAAAAGGAGGGTTAACAAAAGGAATCAGTAAATGGATTAAGCAAAAACCCATTAAACAATGGAAGGATAAAAAGACAGGTAAATTTCTTTCATACAAATCAATGACATTTTTAATTGCTCGGAGTATTTACAACAAAGGAACTAAACCAAGTTTGTTTTTTACCAAACCATTCTATCAAGCATTCAGAAGATTGCCGTTAGAAATAGTAAAGGCATTTAAATTAGACATTGAAAAGGCAATAGTGTTAGGCACAAAGAAATAATTATGGCAAATATATTAGTAGGGTCACCAAGGTTTGAAAGTGTTACAATGGGTACTGGCAAAAATAGTGTAGCCTTAGAACTTTATGTTGACGGTATTTTAAGATATACTATTATAAAAAATGCCACCCAATCAACTGTTGTTACTTTTGAAATTGGTGAATTAATAAAAGATTATATAGTACAAACTTTTACAGGCGGACAATCACAACCTATTAAGGTATCTACCGCAGGTACTCAATTTAAACAATACACAGGTCAAAACGGAACAGGTAACGCTCAAGTATTTTCTATAACAGATAATATTGCCGTTGATGGATATGGCACTTTTATGGAGGGTGCTAATCCTACCTTACCTGCAAATACTGCTTGGTTACTTTCAAAAGATGAAATCAAAGGTGGTTATTATATGTATTATCCTTATGGGGTTGGTGGATGGATTCCACAAATAACAGGAGGAGGGACTTTTACTCAAGTTGGATTTAATGCTAACAGTACGATGCCAATTACCAATAATAATACAGACCCCTTGTATGTAATTAGAGTAGACTGCTCTAGGTATGGAGATGGTAACAAGATAACTTTTTTAAATAAGTTTGGAGCATTACAAGATTTGTATTTCTTTCTTAAAAGCGTTAAATCAACCACTTCAACAAAAGAGACTTACAGTGCAAACACAATAAGCACAAGTAGCGGATCAGCTACCTATTCAGTAAATGCACCAACAAAACAAGTATTTAATAAATCAGCAAATCAAAAGATTGTTTTAAGTAGCGGATATTATCCCGAAGGTGCTAATCCATTTTTTGAACAGTTGTTATTAAGCAAATCGGTATGGTTAACACAACCCGATCCATACGATCCATCAACTGAACAAGTAGTTCCTGTTATTATTAATACAAGTTCATTCACGTATAAAACTAGCTTAAACGATAGGCTAATAAATTATGTCATGGAATTTGACATGGCATTTGATTATATAAATAATGTTAGATAATGCAGAAAGTTCAAATATACATAGGGGGTGAACGTTTAGAACTTTTCAAGGATGAGACAATTTCAATCACACAATCCATCCAAAACATAAAGGACATTTCTAGAATATTTACAGAATTTTCCCAAAGTTTTACAATCCCGGCATCACCTAATAATTCAAAAATTTTCACTCATTATTACAATTACAATATAGTTGGTGGATATGATGCAAGAATTAAATCAGCAGGTTCTATTGAATTAAATTATATCCCTTGGAAGAATGGCTTTATAGCTTTAAATGGAGTGGATTTAAAGAAAAATAAACCCTATGCTTATAGGATTACATTCTTTGGTGAAACGATCAACTTAAAAGACATTCTAGGGGAAGATTTACTTTCTAACATATCAACCTTGTCTTCTGAGAATTTAATTTATGAACCTAACACAATTAAAGTTAAACTACAAGCTGATCCAACAACAACAAATATAATTGCCCCATTAATTACGCATACTAAAAGATTATATTATAATAATTCTTCTAGTGCAGCCGGAGATGGCAATTTATGTTTTGATGTAGCAAAGCCTTTACAGGGTGTTGAATGGAGTGATTTAAAATTTGCAATAAGATTAGATACTATTATACAATCGATTGAATCGCACTACACAATAGCAAATGGATTCCCTTCAAATATTGTTTTTTCAGATGATTTTTTTAATGATTCAAATCAAAATTACTACAACCTTTTCATGTGGTTGCACAGGAAGAAAGGAAGTGTTCAACCTGCCACACAGGTAGAAGAATTTTTTTCACAAGTAACTGGTTTTACTCTTACTTCGGGAACACCAAAAACAGGGATGAATGCAAATGGTGACACACTGTCTATCCTTACTCAGTACAGAGTAATTAACACTAACTATCTTTATTTATTAAGCACAACAACAGAAGAATATCAAGTTTTAATTTCTAGAAACGGATCGGTATTTTTTACTTCTGAATTAATAAATGGAGGAAATGTAACTTTAGGACAGGCTGAATTAGGCATACTACAACCCGGAGCGTATACGGTTGCAATAAAGCAAACAGGAAGTAATGCTACAAATATGACTTTTAGTCGTATTAGATGGGAAATAAACGGAATAGATTCAGGCGTTAATTGGCAAGATATTTATACTTCAACTAATTTTTCAACTGAACTTGCTGATTATGAATTTAACATAACCGAACAAATACCGGAAATGAAGGTAATTGATTTACTTACCGGATTATTTAAGATGTTTAATTTGACGGCTTATGTAAAAAATGGAATTATAATAGTTCAAACTTTAGATGAATATTACCAATTAGAAAGCACGTGGAACACGACAAATTTACTTTGGCAAAATGATGATAGGTTTTGGAATGAGGCAGGAACATCGGGTGCTACTACTTATTCTTTGGATGAATTTGTAGATATTAATTCTACGCAGGTAAATGTGGCACTACCTTTTAAACAAGTAAATTTTGAGTATGAAGGTTTGGGAACATTTTTAGCGCAACAGTATAATCAATTAAACAATGTAGGTTGGGGAACGGAAAGATACACTTTAGATTCTGAAACATACGATGCGCCAAATGAAGTTTACAAGGTTCAAGTTCCCTTTGAACACGTTCAATATGAAAGGCTAGTAAATATAAATGGTGGTGCAGAAACACCTATACAATTTGGCTATTTTGTAGATCAAAATCAACAACCATACTTTGGTGAACCTTTGCTTTTTTATCCAATTAAACAAACTACAACGGCAGATTTAGGAAAAAGTATTTCTTTCAGGGATACTTCTTCATCACATTTAGAACTAATAAATTATATCATTCCATCAAATAGTGTTGCTCTTTCGTCGGGTACTGATACATCAAATATTAACTTTAGTTTGGAAATTAACGAATATCAACTAGACACAAGTTTTACAGGTACTTTATTTGCCACATATTATGAAAGCTACATTGCGGAAATATTCAACACAAAAAGAAGAATGTTTAAAGTGAATGCATATTTGCCTTTAAATCTGATTTATAATCTTCAATTATTTGACACAATAGAAATTAACTATGAAAATTACAGGATTAATACAATAACAACAGATTTAACAAATGGTAAAAGCAGTATTGAACTAATTAATTTAGTATGATAAAGATGATTTTAAAAATGCTAGAAATAGCAAATGGAGAAACTGAGAACATAAGAATTGCACAAGGAAAATACCTATATCCAAAAACATTTAAAGGTGCTTGGAAAGGGTTTAAAAATGAAATGAAATGGCAGAAGAAGTAAGCGTAGAATTAAACGTAGAAACCAAAAAAGCGGAAAAAAACGTTGATGATTTAACTGGTGGAATCAAGAATTTAACCAAAGCAGTTGAAGATGGAAACGAACAAACCGCAGCCGGTTTAAAAAGCATTGAAGAAACTTCCAAATCAACAGGAGAAGGGATTAAAGGTATTGGTAGTTCAATAAAAGCTGCCGGATTGGGATTGTTTTTAATTGCTTTAGAAAGCATGAAAGAATTGTTCATGCAAAATCAAATAGTAGCCGATGCAGTAGGTGGTGCTTTTGAGGGATTAGCTTTGGTTTTCAATGATGTGTTTGGATTGTTAACAAATGGACAGGAGAGTGTTCAAAAATTGGGGGATGCCTTCGATAAGTATTTTGGACAACCTATAAAAACTGCTACACAAGCCTTTGAAAAATTCGGTGATGCATTCAGCAAGATATTTGGTGGTGATTTTAGTGGTGCGTTAGAATCTGCTCAAGAAGGATTTAGTGGTTTAGGTGATGCAATATCACAAACTGGCAATGGTCTTGCAGAGGCTGCCACAGATGCCGCAGAATATGCGGTTGACATAAAAGATGCAGCAGTTGCAAATGTTCAACTTGCAAAAGATGCACAAAAAGCTGAAGTAATAAATGCCGGTTTACTTGAAAAGTACGACAGACAAGCAGAACAACAAAGGCAAATAAGGGATGAAGAAAGAAATTCAATTACAGATAGAATTGCAGCAAATGTAGAACTAGGAAGAATATTAGAAGAGCAGAACAAAAAAATGCTTGAAAATGCGAAGACAGTAGAAAGGGCAGCCCAAGTTGCATTTAATAGAAATAAAAGTTTAGAAAATGAAACCGCATTAATCGCGGCAAAGAATGAAGTGATGGCAGTAGAAGCCACCATTGAAGGCTTTAGATCAGAAAAACTAGCCAATGATCTAGCGCTTGATAGGGAAAGAGTAGAACTAATAAATACTGAAAAAGAATCTGTATCTAATTTAGGGTTTGAAAAAAGAAAGTTTGATGCGGAACAAGAACAAAGGGATACAATTAGAATTGAAAAACTAAAAGAAATAAACACAGAAGAAAGGGCATCAGAACAAGCAAGATTACAAGGAATAGTAGATGAAGCTAACATAGGAACACAAGCAAAGGTAGACGCACAAATTGCCTTAGATGAATTTATGCAAACCAGTAGACAAGAGTCTATCAGTTTGGATACAGAATATACTGAAGCAGTAGTTGCTGAAGAACAAAAAAGAATAGATTCTAAATTAGCATTTATCGAAGCAGAAAGATCAGCAAAAGAAATGCAAATAGAAACGGCAAAATCTGTGTTTTCTGTAATTGCACAAATAGGTGGTGAGAACGCAAAACTTCAAAAAGCATTACTTCTTGCAGATTCAGCTATGGGAATTGCTAGTATAATAATTAACACAAATGCAGCAAACGCAGCAGCAATTGCAAAATTTTCACTTGTTCCCGGTGGTGTTGCAATATCAGCAGGAATAATTGCTAAAAATAAAGTAAATGCAGCAATAGGAATTGCAAGTACAATTGCATCAACCGCAACGGCATTACAAGCAATAGGTAAAGGAGGATCAGTAGCATCTAGTGCATCCATTCCATCCATGTCAACAGGGGGAGACAATGCAATAGAATCACAAGCACCCGAATTTAATATAGTAGGTACAAGTGGAGCAAATCAAATTGCAGATGTAGTTTCATCCCAAGCACCTATAAAAGCGTTTGTGGTTGCTAATGATGTTACAACGGCACAAGCATTAGATAGGAATATTGTAGAATCCGCAACACTGTAAACACAAAAACAAAATTTAAAAACGTTATATAGTTATGAAAATAGTCGAATTATTTTTAGATGATAATGAAGAAAGCGGAATTGAAGCAATTAGTATAGTAGAATCACCTGCAATTGAAAGTGATTTTATTGCTTTAAAATCTGATGAAGTAAAACTTGCAGAAGTTGACAAAGAAAAAAAGATACTAATGGGTGCTTTGTTAATTCCAAACAAGCCGATTTACCGAAAAACAGAAGGTGAAGAGTACTATATTTATTTTTCAAAAGAAACTGTTTTAAAAGCCTCACAAAGGTACTTGATGAATGGCTATCAAGGCAATTCAACACTAGAACATTCTGATAATTTAGAAGGTTTGACATTGGTTGAAAGTTGGATAGTAGAAGATGAAGTTCAAGATAAATCAAGGAAGTATGGATTGAATGCCCCAGTGGGGACTTGGATGGGAACGATCAAAGTAAACAATGATGATGTTTGGAATGATTATGTAAAAACCGGAAAAGTAAAAGGATTTAGTATAGAAGGCTTTTTTGCCGATAAAATAGAAGCACAAAAAATGAGTAAAGAAGAAAAAGAAGCAGAATTATTGCTAAGTAAAATCACAAACATTGTCAAAGGTGAAAGGGTTGAATTGGGTTTAATAGATGATTTAAAAAATTTACAAAAACAATCAACTAGTGCTTATTCTGATTATGTTGATGACATGGATGCGTCTAAAGGTTTTATGTCTAAGGCAATAGATAAATCAACAAAAGCATCCAAAATGTTAAAAGAACAAATTAAACTTTATGACAATATAGAAAGTACATATAAGGAACTAGGTATTGATATGCCAAGTGAATTAAAAAAAGTAACACCAATTCCTGCATTGCAAATAACAGAAAAAGATTTATCTATGATGCAATCATTATACAAACAATTTAAGATAAAATAAAACACAAAAACGATGAACATACAAAACAATTTACAAAACATACTAGACAAATTTCCTAAGAATAAAGTTGAATTAGCAACTCATAGGGTTGAATTAACAATTATAATGGATATTGAAAAATATTTAAAAAGTGCTGAAGGTTATTTTGATGAGGCTATGAATTCTGAAGAGGAACTTTTAGAATACACTTCAGAAATAGAAGATAAAAAAGATTTATTAAAAAGATCAATAGATGTTGCGAAGAGTGAAGTTGAATATTTAAAAACAGGAATAAAGGGTGATGTAGACGATATAAAAAACAGAGCATCAAAAGCAGCAGGAGAATTAGGAATTGATATTAAAGATATTAAAGGCATGAAAGAATTAGAAGGATTACTTCAAGAAGGAAAACTAGCTGCTAAAAATTTAGAAAATCAAATAAAATTTGCATCAAAAGTAGCTAAGTAAATGCAAGGCATAAATCGTGATAGCGTAATACCTAGTAGATCATCACCTAAATCAAATACTCGCGCTTGTTTGTGCGCAGATAAAGCGACATACTCAAGGGATTGTTGCGAAGGTGCTATAATGAATCAAGGCATTGGAAACGTTACAGGTAATTATGTGAACCTAGCACAAGAAGATGATAATTTAATTCTTCAAGAAGACTATTCAACAATTTACACATAATGGGAAATTTAAAAATAAGTGAATTACCAAATGCAACCGCATTAACAAATGGCGAATTATTGGTAGTTGTTCAAAGCAGCAGCACAAAACAATCAACGATTGGATCAATTAGTAATTACATAAATTCCATTTCATTGACTGTAGCAGCAGGGCAAACAGTTAACTTGTCAGAC